ATGCTGTTTGAGAGCGCAGCAGTACGCGCTTGTAAAGCCATTTCAGCCTTATTTTTTGCGATGTCAGCACCCATCTGGATACCAGCACGTTCTTGTTCAAACTGTTGTTTGAATTCGCTCTCTTTGATTTGCGCACCTGTGCGAAGAGCTTCCAACTCCAGTTTGCCGCTGACTTCTTGCTCTTTCAAAGCCTGTGCGTCGGCCTTGGCAGCAGCGTCCATCATGATCTTTTGTTTCTTTAACTCTAGCTCTTGGCCTTTGAGTTGTAGTTCCTGCATCTGCAACTGCATGACTGGATCTTGCATCTGTTGCTGTGCCTGCATCTGCGCAGCCTTGGCTTTGTTCTGCATCAGTACTTGGTTAGCCGCTTGAGCCATCATGCCCGACAAGGCAATCTCAATCTGCGGTGGCAACTTCTCGTCTTCGGGAGGCAGGGGCATGCCCAACTGCTGCTCAATCTGCTGGCGCATCTGATAACCAACGTGCTCTGCAATGTGCGCAGTGATTGCGCCCATGATCTTGGGAGCCTGTGGGTTCTGACCAATGAACTGCTGCATCATCGGGTCTTGCAACAGCATCATGTGTACCTGCATGTGAGCGGCGTGATCTTGGTGTAAGAACGCTTTAAGTGGCTTACCTTTAAGCGCATTCTGATTCTCTTGCACTGGGTCAATTGGCTTCTGATCGTCCTCAATTGGTACAAGCTTCTCAGCGTTCTTGATACCCAAGACGCCCAACATACCGCGATGAAGTTCTGGCAAGTTGTAGATGTCTGGAGCCATCTGCGCCATCTGGATAACGGCTTGATATTGAATAACGCGCTGAGACATAGTCGCAGCGTTGGGGTCTGACACGGGGATAATGTCCACCAAGTCATAGTCGGCTTTTTTAGCTTTGCGAGTGCCGTACTCGGGTGTGTATGTGTAGTCTGGATCCGTGTAGTCGCGGATGATGTTCTTCAAGAGTTTGAACTCTTGCTTCAAGGCAAAGTGCACACGCGCCTGAACAGCCGTCATCACCTTGAGTTGTCTTTCCAACAACGCCAGCGTTGTACCGACAGGCGCGTTGGCGCTCATGTCAGACACCTTCATGTCAGCCGTTGCAGCAAAGCGGCGACCTTCATCAACGATGGTCTGCATCAAGTTAAACAACGTCTGGCTTGGTTCCTTGTACGGCAGCGGCAAGATGTTGTCGCGGATCGTGCCCGAGCCAACGTCTACGTCACGGAACTCTCCGGGTGCGATTGGTGTGTCGTCGCCTTTGATTCGCAGTCCGCGTGTCTTGAGTCCACCGGGGAGATTGCTGAGTGTTCCTGCATCGACGAGTTGTCGCATGAGGGAGGTAGCGGATTTAGCAAAGCCTCCGATAAGATGGAAAAGCCCGAAGCCGTAAGCTCCAAAACCCGGGATATATTGGTAGTGCACAAAGTGTTGGCGCTTGAGTCTGAGGTCATCATCTTCTTTCCAGTTGCGGCGAATTGACAGGATGTCGTTAGAGCCTTTAATCAACGTGACAACGTATGGCAACATGATGCCGGTCTCTTCACCAGAGTCGTCCTTGTCTTCGTAACCTTCAAGGTTCAAGTCAACATGGCACTCATACAGGGTGTAGCGGTCGTCATTCAAGTCACTAAAGCCTGTCTCTTTGTCCTTGGCTTTCTGAATGTCTGTCAAGTCTCTGGGCGCATCGGATAACTCAACGTCAATGTAAAAGCCTGCTTGCTGAAGCTTGATGATCTCGTTCTTGGTCTTGCGCATGACGTGCGTGATGCGGTAACAAGTGTCCAGATCCGTTGTGCCGTACGGCAGATACATATCTTCCGCAGGAATAAACATGGAGACCTGACGTCCCAAGTTGGGATCATAGTAGACCTTCTTAAACGCTGAGCCTGTGGCTGGCAGTGACCAGAGCATGCGCTCGTGTTCAGCGCGGTACTCCGTCATGACTTCCGTCAACTCGTAGTTCATGTCGTCCTCAACGTTAGACGCAACTTCTTTCATCTCTGGCGTTTCTTTGCCAATGAGTTTGCTACGTACAGGCCCTTGGGCTGGGAACGTCTCGGTGATTGTCTCTGCTTGGAAACGCACAACGGCTTCTGTAATCATGGGGTGGAACACACCGCATGCGCCGTTCCATGGTTCTGTTCTTTCCTCGATCTGAAGACCCAACAACTTCAGACCATCAACGTACGTCTTCTCCCAATCCTTGCGGCCGTTCTTGTCATTGTCAATGTCAGACACCAAGTCCCCAGCCAGCGACTGCAAAGCGCCACTTTTTATGTACTCGGCCAAGTTATCACTGAAACCTTCTTCGCCGTCATCTTCTCCGGGCGTGATGGTGATCTCTACCCCGTCCATACCAATGGTGACTTCTTCGGGATCAACAATCTCAATCTCAAGTGGAGATTCCTGCTCGCCCAGCGCGTCAATACCCATTGGTTGTTGGTACAGCGCTTTGTCAATATTCGTTGCCATGTGTAGTCCTAGTAATATTCATGTTTCCTACGGCGAAAGATTTCAAGCTCGTCTTTCTCATCCGTGTCTAAAGCAATAAAGCCGCCTTGCCTAAAGCGTAGCAGCGCCTGTGTTGTTGTATCCACGTAGTCGTCGTGCTCCCCAACTGGGAACGCGGCCATCTCTTCAATTACTTCTCGTGCCCAGCGTGTGTCAGGTGCCCAGACTTTACCACTGCTGAATAAATCCGCAACAGCGTTCACACGCACCATCTTGTCGTTACCCCGTGATGGGCTGAACTCCTGCACTGGGATTCCCAACGCCCTAAGTTCCTGAATCAACGGGGCCCCTGCTGCCTTTTTCTCCACAATGAACGCATCAGGTTCCCACTCCTTGTATTGCTTAAGCGCCACCACCTTAAGTTCAGGGAAAGCCATACGATCTTTAAACGCATCCAGTAAGATAACTTGGGGGGAGTCATTTTCTTCCTCGTTGTAGAAGATACCCCACGTTGTACACGCGGAATAGTCGGAGTTGTTCTTGGTTTCAAACGCCGTATCCCAAGACTGGATGATGTATTCACACCTTGGCGGGTCATCCTGCTCCCAAATACGCCACATCTTGCGTGAAACGATGGCCGAGTTCTCTGATGTTGGCTGCTGCATGTACTGCGCGTTCCAATATCGGGGATCAATCGACGCTTTTGTAGCTTTTAAGCTCTCAAGTGGCCACTGCTCGGGCCAAAGTGACTTCTCGTTGTCCTCGTCTTCGTTCAAAATGGCCGGAAGCTCCACAATCTCCCACGGAATCGAGTCAGGATTCTTAGACTGGTAGTCAATTAAGCGCCCGGTCAGGTCTAACAGCGACCAACGCGTCATCACAATGATGATCGCACCGCCCGGCATCAGACGCTGGAGCGGGCCCGTCTGGAACCACGACCATGCGGTATCAAAAGCCAGTCGACTATTGACTTTAACGTCCTGCTCCGAGTGAGGGTCATCAATAACGAACAGATCAGCACCACGACCAGCAAGAGCGCCCCCGACACCAGCAGCATAATACTGACCGCCAGCGCTTGTAGACCACTTACCGGCAGCTTTCTGATCGTCTGCCACCAATGTTTGCGGAAAAACATCACGGTACTCCTCAGATTCAATCAAGTTACGTACGCGCCGACCGAAGTCCTCCGACAGACCCGCAGTGTGCGTGCCCATGATGATCTTCTTGTTGGGATACTTGCCAAGGAAGTACGCTGGGAACAGGTAAGAGGAGAACTCAGACTTACCCATACGCGGCGCGATGTTGATAATCACACGCTTTTTCCTACCCTCAACCACGTCTGTGAATATCTTCGCCAGCTTCCTGTGGTGTGGGCCAATCTTAAACCCGGGGTACACAGATGTAGCAAAGCCCAACATGTTTGTCTTAGCTGCTGAAAGGCTAGCGCGACGTTCACGCACCTCTATATCGTCAAGCAACTCAATTTTGTCTTTCAGACTCATGAAAGGCAGCGCCTTCTGAATGGCCTCAAGCTCCACCTTGCTGATAGAAGTGAACTGCTCAAAGTCCATCTGGCCCATCATTCTTCTCTTGTGGACTATCATCTGGGCGCTCGGAAACGTCCACCACGTCTATCACTCCCATGAACTTGGCCAACTTATCTTTGATGCGCTGCTCAACTTCAGCATCCGACATCTCAATCTTCTTGACCTCAATCTGCTCAGTAAAGAGCCCCACTTCCGTGACCTTGCCTAGCGCAATCAAGGCTTTCAGACGGATGTTGGCGTTGGGGGACTTCGTCTCTTCAACCAGTTTAGCTACCGTGTAGCCCCTGATCTCCTGCGCCATATCTATAAACTGCCAGTCGTACGCAGCCAACATACCTGTTAGATGTCTTACTGCCGCTGGGGTTTTTAGTTCTGCGAGGTTGGCCTTTTGATCTGCGCTGTCAGTGTTGGTAGTCACGGCGTTGAACGCTTTT